CGGCAGGCTGCTGGCGTTGCATCCCAAAGACGGACGCGGGCGAATTGTGTTTCCCGACATTCACGATTCGGCAAGTTGTGAGGCACACATAGCACCGTACTCGGTGAATGCAACGGACGTATCGGGGCTGTCGTATGTTGATCGGTTCGGCGTGACGATTAGGCCAGACTTGTTAGTGTTCGATGATGTGCAAACGCCACAATCAGCACGGTCGCCGTTGATGACTGAAGAACGAGAAGACGCTGTAACAAAAACATTCTGCGGGCTGGCAGGACTAGGGCAGAAGATTGCGGCAATCATGGTTGCGACTGTACGCGAACATGATGATTTGACGGAGCGTTTTCTGTCACGAGCAAAGCATCCGGACTGGGACGGAGAAAAATATCCGTCGATCATTCGAATGCCAGACAAGATGGATCTTTGGGAAATCTATTCGCAGAAACTAGGACAGGGCGAAACGCCGATAGAAGGAAAACGATTGGCTCAAGAATACTTCGCCGATCATCGCGAATCGATGGAAGCCGGTGGGGTCGTTGCGTGGGAGCATGACAAGTTGCCAGATGAGTTATCCGCGTTGCAAAGTCTGATGACTGTCCGGGCACTAGATCCGAGTTTCTTCCGTTGCGAGATTCAGCAGGAGGGCGAAGTTCCTGTCAACACGTCGGGCCTGAAGTTGGACGCTCAGACGCTGCTCACGCGGACATCCGGAGTCAAGCGTGGCGTCGTGCCTGCGAACACTAGTTACCTGACGGCTTATGTTGACTCGTCGGATAAGGTGCTCTGGTGGATGGTGGTTGCCGTTGATAAACATTTCGGCGGATCAATCGTCGATTATGGAACATGGCCAGACCAGCGTAGGCCGGTGTTCTATAAATCCGATCTTGCGTACGCGATCGGACATGATGCGCCGGGCCGGTCGTGGGAAGAATCGTTTGTGATTGCCCATAATCAACTGGAGGACTTTCTTTGCGAGTCGTGGGCAACAACGGACGGCAGCGAAAAGCAGATTGATATGATTCTGAAAGACTGGTCAGACGGTGGGCAGATGCCGTTGATACGTTCGCAGATCGCGGCCAGCAAAAACAGAAACCGCATCCGGGCTGCAAAGGGATTCGCACCAAAGCCGGGCCGCAAGCCAATTCATATGTGGGGAGATCCGCACCGGGACAAGGCAGGGACTGGCTGGATTGAGCGCAGGTCTGAAAATCCGATCCATGTGCAGTTCGACGCGAACATCATTAAGAGCATTGCAGCACGGCGACTGATGACTGCACGCGGGGCACCGTCAGCTATCATGCTGCCCGGTGAAGACGAGCGCGCAAACCGATTGGTGGCGGAACACTTCACCAGCGAGCAGCCCAAGGAAATTAGTTACGACGGATCGAAAGGCGTTGTATGGGCGTTGACACCGTCGCGTGATAACGATTGGTGGGACTGTTTCTGCGGCTGCATTACAGCGGCTTCTGTATTGGGAGTAAAACTTAGTGGCGACAGTGGAACAAAAAAAGAAGTCAAAACATTTGCCTTGCCTGGTGGAGTACGGCGTGGCTGAAAACGAATTTCAATTGCCCGGATTGAAATGTCCTGACTGTGGCCACACTCTCAGCCAAGTCGATCACACACGCACAAAAACTGGAAGCGTGTTTCGAGAGAGGGTGTGCAAAAACTGTGGAGCGAAACACTGGACGGACGAAAGGATTCGCAAGACAGAACGAAGCCGCTTTTCAAGACCGTGCGAATAGCCGCTATTTTGTGCGTCGTGGCATTAGTGCCAATCATCAATAGACACAGTTCGTCGGTGTGCTGGAAACTGCGTGAATGGCAGAACCAGCAGATCAACTCGCAGCCGAAGCACTCAAAGCCGCCAGCGTTTCAAACGATGGCGTAACGGTCACACGTCGCTCGCTCAAGGATCTGATCGAATACGAAAATCACTTAGCGGCTAAGACGGCAACGGCATCGCCTGCTGCAATGCTGCGGAGTATGTGCAGTAAAATTGTACCTCCGGGGGGCCACTAGATGGCTCGCCGGAAATCAAAGCCGCTACCAGTTCCAAAGCCAATTCACGCTAAGTTCGATCTAGCACAAACGACAAGCGAGAACAAACGGCATTGGGCAAATGCGGACAGCCTATCAGCACGAGCAGCTGCCAGTTATTCGGTGCGACGAATCATCCGTTTGCGATCACGATACGAGGCCGAAAACAATTCGTGGTATGCCGGGATTCTGCGGACTGCTGTGAATCATATCGTGGGCAACGGGCCTCGATTGCAGATGCTGACTGAGGACGTTGAAGCAAATCGGCGAATCGAAAAAGCGTTCCGCCAATGGTCATCGAAGATCGATCTGGCAGACATGCTCCGCACAATGGTGGAAGCGTATTGGCGAGACGGCGAAGTGTTCGTCATGCGAGCAGACAAGCCGCAGAACTTCCCAATGACGTTGGATCTGCGAACGCTCGAAGCCGATCAGATCAGCAATCCGTGGCAGGCGAGCGTTTACAATGATGCCTTTACGGATGATGGAATCCAGTTCGACAAATCCCTGAACGAGATTAGGATCTACGTTTACAATCAGCATCCCGGTGCAAACGTACCGATCAGCACACTTGACGGTGCGTGGTATTCATCGCGTGAAGTGTTGCATTTATTTCGTGCCGATCGTCCGGGACAGACTCGCGGAATACCTCGGGCAACTCCTGCATTGCAAACGTTGCCGATCATGCGACGGCAGGAACTGGCAACTCTTTACAGTGCAGAGACAGCCGCGAACTTCGCGATGTATCTCAAGTCGAATTCACCTGCACTAGATCCAACGGCAAGCCCGGCGGACTTCGCTGAAATCGAGATCACGCGAAACATGCTGACGACGCTGCCAGCAGGTTGGGAGATTGGACAAGTTGAACCAAAACAGCCGGGGCCGTTGTACGAAATGTTTCAGCGGCAGGCACTGCAATCATTCAGCCGATGTACGAACATGCCTTACACGCTTGCGGCAGGCACTGGCAAAGATGCAAATTTCAGTTCCTTCAAAGGCGACATGAAAAATGTGTGGGAGCCTGAAGTTAAATGCGAACAAAGTCGCGTCGAGTTCTCAATCGTTGAACCTGTTTTTCAATGGTTCCTTGAGTCGGCAATTTATACTCCGGGATTGTTGGACGGGTTGCCGCAGTTTGGCGAATGCGATCACAAATGGCACTGGCCGCCGTTGCCAGAACTGGACGCCTTAGACGCAGCGAATGCCGCTTCTGTTCGGCTGTCAACAGGACAATCGACACCGACAGAAGAACATGCCAGACGCGGGCAGGATTGGGACACAGAAAGCGTTCGTGCTGCTAATGATTTCGGCGTGCCCGTTGAAGTTTATAAGCGAGCGGTGTTTGCTAAGACATTCGATTCAGCATCCTCGGCACCAACGTCCACAAGCGTGACAACGGACACCACTGCGATTGCTGACACTGCAATGAACGGGGCACAGGTCACCAGCATCGTTGAAATCATTGGGCAGGTTGCTGCTGGTGTGATACCAGTGGCGACGGCTAATGCGTTGATCCGATCAGCATTCCCCGGAATATCTCCGATCAATGTTGACGCTATGCTGGCACCATTTGCAGCCGTCGTCGCACAGGTCGGTGCTGTCGGCGGGCCGCCAATGCCGCAGGGTGAATACACGACAATCGGTCAGCGAGCGTTTTCGAATAATCAGAAGCGGATTATGAAATCACTGGAGCAATTTGCAGCCGGTGAAATATCGCAAGTTATGGCAGAACAAACACTCGCATCAATCGGACTGACACCAGATCGAATCGCGGCACTGATCGCTGACGCACTCGATGGCGGTGTGCGAGATGAAACGATTACGGAGGTCGCAGTATGAAGCTATTGAACTTCCAGGCATTCGTTCGATTGAAGGCCAACGGGGCAGGCAAGCTGAAACGATTTCAGATACTTGCCTACTCAGGCGGGAAACTGAACGTCGAAGGATTTGCGAATGCCGTTGTCGTGGATCTTGCAGGACTGGAAACGCCTAACGCAATTCCGATTCTGATCGATCACACGAAGACAGTTGAGGCAACGCTCGGGCTGACGGACAACATCAAGAACGATGGTAAGGCGTTGACACTGTCCGGAGTTGTCACAGGTCAGTCAGTGACAGCCTTGCAGGTACTCGCACAATCGGCGGCAGGTCACACTTGGCAGGCATCGATTGGTGCAATGGTGATCGAATCAGAAGAACTAGCAGCCGGACAAACGGCGACAGTAAACGGGCAAACATTTGAGGGGCCGGTGACTATAGCACGGCGTTCGGTGTTGCGAGAAACGAGTGTTCTCCCAATGGGGGCGGACAGCACAACGACAGTGAATTTGGCGGCATCAGCCCGTCGTTTTTTGAAAGGGGCTGCGGCCATGGTTTTTGAAGATTGGTTGATGAGTCTCGGTCTCGATGTTTCGATGTTGACACCAGAGGCTGTGGCAGTTTTACAAACAGCCTACGCGGCTGTTTCACAGGCTCCTGCTGCATCCGCTGCCGCAGTGGCACCAGTTGCCGCTGCTGTTCCAGTGGCTCCCGTAATTCCACCACCAGTATCAGCAGGAGCTAACGCTGTGACAATCGAAGCCCGACTTAACGAGGAACGAAAACTACAAGCCGCGATGATTCGCAAAAGCGGCGAGATCCAAGCGAAGGCATTTGGATTTCCAAACATCGCAGCGACGGCGATTGAGCAAGATTGGTCGCTCGAAAAAGTCGAACTAGAAGTGATGAAGGCCAAACAGATTCAGGCGATGGGTGCTCGGACTACGAGCTTCGGAGCATCACAGAACGCTGCTGAAAATCTGCCGCAGGTTCTTGAGGCGGCCATGTGTGTGACACGCAAAATCAAAGACGTTGAAAAGCAATTCGACGACAAGACTTTGCAAGCTGCTCACAGTCAGTTCAAACGCGGCATTGGTCTACAGCAGATGATGCTGATGGCAGCCGCAGCAAATGGCATGAGCATGACACCGGGAATGAAAATTTCCGCCGGTAATCTCCGCGAAGTATTGACCTATTCATGCGGAAACGGTCAGCAATTGCAAGCGGCGTTTACTGCGATTTCCTTGCCTGGAATTCTGAGCAACGTAGCCAATAAAGAGTTGCTCGACGGCTACATGGAAGAAGATCAGGTATGGCGTGAGATTGCTCAAACGAAATCCGTCAGCGACTTCAAAACTGTCACAAGCTATCGAATGCTGGACAACATGAAGTATGAAAAGCTGGGGCCAGGTGGAGTGATCAAAAACGGTACGATCAGCGAGGAGTCATACACTCGCCAAGTTGATACCTATGCCAAGATGTTCAGCCTGACACGGCAGGACATAATCAATGATGATCTTGGTGCGTTCGACGATCTGCGAAATCGGATCGGTCGCGGTGCAGCGAGCAAGTTGAATGATCTGTTCTGGACTACTTTCTTGGGTAATCTGGCAACGATCTTCACGGCAACTCGCACGAATTACATTACAGGTGCAACGACAAATCTTGGCACAGATGGCGTTGGCTTGGGCCTTGGTGTGAAGGGCTGGCGTCAACGTACAAGCCCTGCTGCGGACGGTGCAAAGCGAATGTCAGGTTCGCCGAAGTTCGTGCTTGTGCCTCCTGAATTGGAAACGATTGCAGAACAGCTTTATGTCGCTCGCAATCTGGCAGCCGTCAAGGTGTCTGACGCAAACATTTATTCAGGCCGCTATCAGCCGATCGTGGCAAATCAATTGTCTGATTCTTCGATCAGCGGTTACAGCACAACGGCTTGGTATTTACTCGGCGACAAAGCAGCAGGGTCGCCTGTTGTTGTTTCGTTTTTGAATGGTCAAGAAACGCCGACAGTCGAAAATGCGGACGCAGATTTCAACACGCTGGGAATTCAGTTCCGTGGCTATCACGACTTCGGTTGTGACCTGGGTGACTATCTAAATGCGTTAATGAGCAAGGGTGCAGCGTAGTCACTTCGTGACACAATAAGCCGGGCGGCGTGTGTCGCCCGGCATTTCTTAGAACATGAATTTTGGGAGTTACGAAGATGGCACAAGTTCCGGCACAAACATATTCAGGCACGGAAGCAATCGACTACACGCCAAGCGGTGCAGTGGTCGGTGGCGACGTTGTCGTATTGAATGGAATCGTTGGCGTGGCAGTCACAGACATCGCAGCCAACGAGCAAGGATCACTGGCAGTCGATGGTAATTTCAAACTGCCGAAAACCACAGCGGCTTGGGTGCGTGGTTTGCCTGTCCACTGGAATCCGACAGGAGATCCAGACAGCGGCACAGCCGGTACGGGTGCAGCAAATCAGCTCGGTCTAGGAACGTACGCAGGGATCTGCATCGAAACTGCGGCAAGCGGTGATGACTTCGGCAAAACGCAGCTCAACAAGCAAACGAATTTGATGGCGGTGAGTTCCATCACTGCCGCAGGTTCATTGATTTCAGACGCTGCACAATTGACATCCGGTCTGAATTTAGTCACAGGTGCAGACGGCACGAAGGGCGTAATTCTTCCGGTCGCTGTTCCCGGTGCTGTTGTGATTATCAAGGGACTGACTGCGGGCGTTTTGAAAGTCTATCCCAAAGCATCGTCCACAATCAACGGGCTTAGCGCAAGCGGTGCGTTGTCCGTGACGACTGGTTTGATGCCACTGACATTTATTGCGTCTTCTGCAACTCAGTGGTATTCATTGCCATTGGTCGCGAGCTAAGTTATGCCGACTGATTTCGACAATGCTATCGGAGACATGGCAAGCGAATTACTGGCGGAAGCCGGGAGTTCATTTGTCTACCTCCGAGGCGTGACAACGACGACAATCACGCTGCGGAAATCAGTAGGCCAGAGCATGATTATGGATCTTGCAAACGGTGTCCAGATTGAAGTGAGGCCGGTGGATTTCATCGGTCTCACAACTGGACTGCCGTACGATCCTCCTGAACGCGGTGACAAGATTATCGGCGACGGTCTGACATACGAAGTGCAGCCGACAGTGAGCGAAAAAGTATACCGAAGAATCAGTCAGCAGATGACGCGAATTCACACGAAGCAGGTTGGTTAAATGGCTGTCACGATAGCACCGAGTTCTGAAGCAATGTCCGCGATTGTTGATCAGATCAACAGCGGCGGAGCTTACGACTTAGATGTTGTCGCGCGGTATGGTGCATTACTTATCGATCCGCTCGAAGAAGTCATTGGCCTGCGTGTTGATGTCGTCAGCGAGACAGAGGAACAGTTGGTCGAGACTCTCGACGTTGAAGACAGAAGCACGCATCAGCTTCGTGTGTGGATGCGGAAGAAAGTGTCATCCGTCAGCAGCGATGAAATCGATCAGTTGAAACTAATCTTCCGGCAAATCTATCAGCGAGTTAATAACTTCGATTCATCTGATGGGCGTGTGAAAGTTTGGGACGTAGAAATCGATCCGATAGAAGTACCGATCAAAAGCATACTGCAACAGAGTTGGCTGTTTGTGGCGAGCCTCGTACTGCGTGTCGAGGTGGAGGTTAGCTGAATGGCCAGTGTAGCGTTGACTGCGGTGTCTGGTGGCGAGGTCGTTGAAGGTCTCGATCTACTGTTGAAAAAGATGAGCGTGCTAGAAAACAGATCGGCAGAGAAAATACTAGGGGCCATGGTTCGTGCGAAGCTGAATGTCATCGGCAAGCAGATGAAGAAAGACACGAGCAAAAAAGTAAAAGAAGGCCGCAAGGGAGTGCGAGCGAGATGGAAGCACAAAATAAACAAAAACATGATCAAGGCATTGGTCGGTTTTGGTGTCGGTAAGCGGAAGAAAAACGAGCCGAAACAAGCCAACCGACAAGGAAACAAAAGAGGCGGCGTAGGAATATCTGCTCAAAACATTCACTGGTGGGTTGCCGGAACTGAACAACGAGAAACACGCTATGGATCGGATCGCGGACAAATGCCAGCAATGCAGCCGGGACTAGCGGCACAAGCTGCCAGAAAATCAAAAGGACAGCAGAACAAATTTATGATTGAACGCGGTGCGTTGATGCTCACAAAAGAATTATCCAAACTCGAAGGGATGAGATAAATGGCTGTCAAAATTAAATCAAAAGGCACCGTGTTGGCAATGGAAATCAGTTCCGTTTATACGGCGATTCCACAACTCAAAAGCATATCACTTAGCGGTGAAAAGTCTGAGACGTTTGACACTACGACTCTCGATGGCATCGCCTGCAAAACAAAAGCACCGACTGGTTATGTCGATCCGCATTCAATTAGTGCGGATGGATTTTATGATCCAGATGACACTGTAATGCTTGCGTTTCTTGCTTTGATATTGGCACCAGCTGTTACGAATTTCAAAGTGACATACACGGATACGACGCCGACTTCAAAGATTTATATCGGTGCCGGATTCGGTGCTGACATCAGCGTTGCCATGGCCGATGGCGTTGGCATTTCTTACTCAATCGAATGCTCTGGGGCACCTTCATAATGTTGGCAAAATTAGTTCTTGATCAAGATGCCGACACGTCAAAGCTGACAGAGTTTCATCCGCCGGTGTCATGGCGAAAACAGAAAGACGGAAAGCTCATTGCCTACTTCAAAACAGGCAGCGAGTTTACAGGGCCGCAAGCGTTGGCATTGTGTCGCACAGGTCAAGCGACTCCTGCGGATGATGAGTGTGCTAGGGCGTTGAATCTCAACGCCACACAAATCGCAGTGTTGCAAGTCGATTATCAGATGAACAATCTGGGGATCAACTTGCCAGACGATCGGGAGCTATTCCGCGCTGGCGTGATTCTTGGTTACGATGGCAAATCGCAATACAAGCCGGGGCCGAACTGGGATGCGTATCAGGCTGCGAAAACAGCTAACGAAAACGACGAGGATGATATTTGATGTCGGTAATTTCAAAGCTAACAAAGCGGCGTTTCTATCCGTTTCAGATCGATGGCGAAACGATTCATCTTAGATCGATGCTGAGTTCTGAATTAGATACTGTTCAAAAGTTTCGAGACGATGATGAAAGTTTAGGATTTATGATTGGCTGTTGTGTTCTTAACGAGAATGGATCAGCCGAGTTTATAAAAACTGAAACTGAAACTGCCAAGGAGTTCGGTTCTCGTATTCTGTCTGAAATCGATTTGCCACTCGACACACGAACAGAGTTGATCAATAAAATAATCGGGTTATCGAACGGGCCGCCGTCGCAGGAGAAGCTAATAAAAAACTGACACGGGACGATGAAGCCCGCTTCGCTGCGGAGCTTGGTCGTTCCGTTGGTCGGCTCGATTGGTGGAACATAAAAGGCGAACACACAGCATACGAGTGGGCTGCACAGGTCGCGATGTTTTATGTGGCACCATTCGGTGAGCGTAGAATGGATTTAAGAATGGCATTCAACACTGCCCACTTAATGGCTATGCAATCAGCATCGAAAGTGGAAGCCGCAGATTTCAATCAGATCGTCGATGCGTTATCAAATTACATGCCATGCGATCAATCCCGTGAAAATGAAGTCGATTTACAGGCCATAAAAAACATGAAGGGCAACTAACGTGGCGAATGATTTAGTTGTCAATTTATCGGGAAATAACTCGAAGCTAAAAAACAGTTTGAAAGAATCAAAATCTGCACTTGCTTCGTTCGGAGAATCTGCAAAGTCACTGATCAATCCGATCAAGGCAGGTTTCGCAGGTGTGGCTGTTGGAGCTGCTGCCGCAGGCGTTGCAATCTATGCCGTAGCAAATCGGATATCTTCGCTCGCAGGGATCGCAGATGAAGCCGTGAAGACAGGATTGTCCGGGGCGTTTTTGCAACGACTTGGCTACGCTGCTGATCAGTCAGGCGTCAACGTTGATACGCTGACGGGCGGCATCAAAAAACTGACGATCGCAATTGGAAAAGCAGATCCGAAGCCGTTTGAAAAACTCGGAGTGGATTTCCAAAAACTAAAAACATTGCAACCCGAACAGCAGTTTATGATGATTGCTGAGGCAATCGGTAAACTACCGACAGCCGCCGAACGAGCAGCGGCTTCTGTCTCGATTTTTGGCAAGTCGGGCGTCGATATGGCGAACCTGTTTGCCGGTGGCATGGGTGAGCTTAACGCCCTGTTGAAAGACGCTGAGGCGTTAGGCATTGGAATCAGTCCGGAGGGACTAGCGAAAGCCGCAGCAGCCGACGATGCGATCCAAAGGATGAAGGCAAGTTTCGGTGCGTTGTTTGATCAGGTGTCGGTTGGCTTGGCTCCAGCATTTAATGAAGTGGCGACGGCGATCGCGAACATGATTCCGCCGATCACTCAGTTTATCGACAAGTTTAATAATCTTGGCGACATGAACATCAAGATTAAATTCATCGGTGAGTTGTTTGACGCCAGTTTCAATGTCGCCATTGAAGGCATCAAAGCAAACTGGTTGAAAATGCTAGATTTTATGCTGAGTACAAGCATCACGTTTGCTATTAAAAATGCTAAGAATTTATTGAAGTACGCAAGCCCCGGCGCGTTGATAGCGTCAAAAATTGTTGACTCACAAATGCGTCCGAACGTCGAAGGACAAACCGGACTTGAAACTGCAAAACTAGATTTTCAAAACGTGTTGTCGCAACTTGATAAGCCGCAGTTGCCACCAGTCGAGGCATTCAATCCCGCACTGCCGCAAGGGCCAGCGGCACTGCCTAGTGATCCAA